TTCTCCCTGCTACCTGAACGGTAAACTGTGATCCCTTTACAACCTTCTTCCCATGCAAGAATGTACGCTGTGTATACATCTTCAATACTTGCATCATTAGAGAAATTAATAGTTTTAGATATCCCAGAGTCACAATACTGTTGGAAAGCAGCTTGCATTAGGACATGTGCTTCTGGGGTAATATCTCCTGCTACTGTATAAACTTCTTTTACCCACTGCGGTACATCATCTCTAGTTTGTATGGAACCCCCATTAGAAATATAATCCATTAGTTCTTCTGAATAAAAATCATAATCCCGTGCATCCCTCTCAAAATATTTATTAACATAATAGAGAGTCTCTCCCTCTAATATATTCATCTTTTTCCACGCTAACGCAAACGTAGGCTCAACTCCACTAGACGTATCTGCTAGCATGGAGATAGTGCCTGTTGGGGCAACCGTAAGTCTGCAAGCATTCCTCAATTTCCTATCAGATTTTGCATAGTCACTACCACTCCATGCTGGAAACACCCCTCGTGATTTAGCTAGACGCATGGATTCGTTATCAGCAATATCCCTAATGAATCCCATTATGTAGTTACCTACAAACCTGCCTAGTTCTGTATCATAACCTATGCGTAATTGAATCAATAAATCTGCAAACCCCATAATACCTAAACCTATTTTTCTGGTAGCTTTGGTCATCTCCTCAATTTCTGGAGTCGCATAATGGTTAGCATCAATTACATTATCTAAAAAGCGGGTCGCTAAACGAGTAGTTTTATCTAACCTAAGCCAGTCTACATTCATTTTCCAATCTAAGGCAGGTTCTGTTGACTCAGATAAATCAGTAGCCTTAAAGAAGTTAGCTAGATTTATAGACCCTAAGTTGCATGATTCGTTCCCTAATAGAGGTTGCTCCCCACAGGGGTTGGTAGCAATCATCCTCCCATATTTAGTTTCTACTTGGTTATCCTTATTTATAGCGTCTAAGAATACCATTCCGGGTTCGCCGTTTCTCCACGCCCCGTAGACCATTTTGTTGAATACTTCCCTAGCGTCAAGTTCTCCGACTATCTCATTTGAACGAGGGTTTATCAAGGGATAAGAAATCCCTGCTTTTACTGCTTCCATAAAATCGTCGGTGACCCCGACAGAAATATTGAAGTTATGGATATCCCCCTCAACCTGTTTACAATCAATGAATTCTAAAATATCTGGATGGTGTACATCCATGACCGCCATGTTAGCCCCATCTCGTTTACCACCTTGAGTAATCATTGAGGATACCCTTGAGAGGGTTTTCAATACTTCTATCGGCCCACAGGATACTCCATGTGTAGTCTTTATCCGGTCTCCCTTTGGACGAAGTTTGGATAACGCAAATCCAGTTCCCCCACCAAATTTCTGAACCATGGCTGCATCGTGTGCTGCCTTCATAATACCTTCCATACTGTCCTCAAGAGGAAGTACGAAGCAAGCAGATAGAGTACCTTGTTTTGTGCCAGCATTCATAAGTGTTGGGGAGTTAGGTACGAAATCTAACGAGGTCATTATACTATGGAAATCATTAGCTAAAAGATTAGCTTCTACATCCAGTTTCCCGTACCTTGTTTCAGCCTCACCGACCGCAGCAGCCACTCGTCTAAACATTTCATCCGCATTCTCGATTGGCTCATTCTCATCGTCTTTTAAATAATATCGTTTTTTCGCTACGAGTTCTGCTTGTGCTGCTAACATTACCATTTACTACCCCCTGATTTATTACTTACGGAATCCACAAAATAAACAAAGACCCCGCTCAGGTATCCATACATTCGGGCCGCAATTGACATCCTCACATTCAGGATTCAGCGGTCTGGGGGCAGGATCGGTGCCGGGTGTATTATCATTATACTTTAAAAGTCTCTCATGTACAGCCTGTGCAGGGTTCTTTTCAGCATCATTCATAGCAGTTTCTATATCTTGTAAAACTTCCTGCATATTACCCACTGTTTGAACTTCATATTGAGAAGATTCAAAACATGCTTGGAGTGCCATAGCTATAGAAAAGAAAGCATCTCCATGTCCTTGTGGAGTCTCAGGAGCTTTGAGTTCGTTATTTACAGAGAGTATCTGAGAAGTCTGTCTCTCATCTGCTAACAACTTAGTATTTCCTTCGTGAACATAAGTTTCAAATATCTGTGCCATGGTCATTTTACTCTTCGCCGTAAAGTGCATAGGCCACCATTTTGTATCTAGCCCCCTATCCTCTAGTTCACCCCTCGTATTGTCTATGTATCCTTTAGTAAGATTGAAATTTTGAGCAATATCATTTAAGAAATCTATTTGTGCTGTATAATCCCAACCATCTAACCATGTCTGATGTATTTGTTCTATCCTATCCCCACTCTTCCTAAAGATAACGAGGTGGGAGGGGTGTCTTTTCTTACCGACATCGAAACCAGCATAAATACGATCTGTTTCAGAGAATTGGTGATCGTGGTTGGCTGGGTAATTCCTTAGAGTATAGTCTAATACTTTAGCTATATCTTCTTCAGAGAAATAAGACTCCTGACTTAAAAATGGTTTGAGCAGAAACTCTGATGCAAAAGATTTAGGTTTAGCTTTCTGCTGTTCAAGTAACCACTCCTCACTGTACAGTTCTGGCATCAATACTTTTCTCCCCGGCACAGGATCAAACGCAGGGAGCTTTCTATATTTGAATCGAGTATCTGTTTCAAGCTTGGCTAAGATGTCTCCGGGTAGCATGGGTGTGCCCATTACCACGACCGGAACACCTTGGTTAGGGATGAACATAGATTCAGTCATGAAGTGTTCTTCAATCTTATTTATCTGTGACAGGTTCAGTGGGTTCTCTGGGTCTTTTAGTATGTCATCTGCTATCAAGGCTCCGTTGACATGCATACCTCGTTTGAATGAAAACAACCCACCGTGTTCTATTTCTAGGGAACTCCCGTTAGCATGTCTGTACCTAAATGTGTAATCTGCTTTAGGAGCCTCGTTCCGTATCCACTTTGATATCTTAGGATTACGAGCCACTTCTTTGTTTATTTCACTCATATGGTACTTAGCCATAGTATCGCTATAAGACAGGTATAAAACTCTTGTGTCTGTTTTCGCCCTCAGTAACAACCATACTGCAAAGGCATGTCCTAGAATCGTACTTTTGAAGTGGGCACGAGGTAACACCGCAGTGTAATTAGTTCCTTCGTTTAGAGTTTCTTCTAATTCATTACACAGAAACTCTACGTGCCAAGCTCTGAATAATTCGGGACGTTCAAAGCTTAGGCTCCAAACATCACGAACAAATTCCCAGAACGTACCTATAGCAACTTTGTCACTATTTTTGATTCCTGTAGAGAGGAGACCGAAGGCTTCCTTAAGAGTTACTACTTCGGTCGGCATTCTGCTCCTCTGTAGACACTAATATTTTTAGTTTGTTTGCAATTTTAGCTAATAACTCTCCATCATCAATTTCATCAACCAATACTCTCATGACCTCTTGGACAAATTGTAGATTAATCAACCCTTCTAGAACTCGCCGCTCACCCTGTATACCAACATCAGCAGCTTTGACTGCATCTAACGCTCTAGTAAAGTTTAGATTGCCTAACTCATTATAAGCTTTCTCTCTAATATCAGTATAGATTTTGAGTTGCTCGTCTTGTATCTGGAATGCTTTATTCGCTTCACTTTGGACAATCTTATTGTCTGTTTGCGTAGCAACCTGCGTCCTCTTGTTATCCCAATCATACTTCCTAGCCCACGCATAGATAGTTGGAGGGCGTACACTCACATTATAGTTGGTAGTCAGATGTTCAGCTATTTCTCTAGCACTCATACTATTAGCTACATATAACTCCATACCTTTTAGACGTACCGCAACTGGTATATTCTTAGGCATGAGACCTCCTATTAATTATCAAACTCAATATCTCTATCCTTAAAAGGTAGATCACCTATATCGGGTTGTTCAGCAGTACCATAATGATATGCTGCGTGTTCTGGGTTTTGGGAATCTATACTTCCTCCATAAGGGCTTCCGTCTGATTGTAATAACCTACTAAAGTCCATATACCCTGTTTTGTTAGTGGCTGCGTTAAAACACATAGGCACTTTAAATTTAGCTCCATTGGAAAAGAATTCTTGGAAACCCACCCCAATTTCATCTCTTGTGCAAACCCCTTTCCAAACGTTATCTTTTACACCAATAGGTTTATAACTAGTGTTCTTTCGTAATGACCCTGTAGTTCTTTGGGTATCGTCAAATTGTTTATTATTGATACAGGCAGCATATTTACACCAGATAACTACACCATGCTTTTCCTTTAAATCTTCTAGAGTGGTTCCCTCAGGAAATCTATCCTCATAAACTGTAGTGTCTTCTTTTTGAGACTTGTTAACATATATCTTAAATTTAGGTTCCATCTCTTTTCCTCCACAATGCTATACAAGCAGCATCTGCATAATCCTGCTCCGGAAACTGGTCGCCCCATTTGGAAACAGCAAAAGCCATTATATCACTTTTAGAAGCGTTACCTTTTCCGATAATTACTTTTTTCCATGCTCTATTATCCACAGAAGCAAACGGAGTACCCGACCTATGCAGTTGTAATTTCACTCCCGCTACTACCGACGCAATAGCTATCGTGGCTTTCGCATTTTGTATGTATATAGCGGACTCAATCGCTGCTGTGCTTATATCTATTATACCTGTGTAAGCCTCAAACTTGTCAAGTATTTCATAAAATCTAGTTTCGTAATCCTTATCTCCGCTTTCAAACTTCTCTAATCCTGTAACATTCTCATCTTCATCTATAAGAGAAAGGTGTATCGCCTTGGATGAGCAATCAAACCCTGCTATCATTCTGAATCCTTATAAGCTTGTGTTCTAAGGGATACTATCCTAGAGACCGTCGCAAATGCAGAAGTATATAGTTTGAGTTGTCCTAACAATCTAGTGTATAGAGTTGTAACATCTATCACATCTCGCCTCAACTTAGCTAAAGACTCTCTAGACAGCATGATCTCCCCACGCAGTTGCTCCTTAGTAGGCTTACGCTCACCCTTCCCTATATGTTCTTCTGCTACTTGATACATAGCCACATTATACCCTTCATCGAATTGGGCTTCCATTGCCCCCTTACGAGCCTCTATATCTGCAACATGCTGTTCTAATAAACTTTTGTACCCACCGTAAACAACCAGATACTCCTCTAACTTAGTTACGGATGCATGTATTACATCAGCAAATTTCAAATCTGTATCCGGAGTATCTAAGGACATACCGAATGTAGGGATGTTTAGGTTTCCTATATAATTTTCTGCTAGGTCTGTAGCGTTTGTGTAATTCCAACGTTTTTTCATACTTCTACCTTTCTGCAATCACACCATTTATTACCCCCACATTTTTCCGGAGGCTCTGTCATATCTATTATTGTATTACATCTGTCTAAAATATCTGCCCAAAGCTGCTCATCCTTCTTTAGTTTGAAGCATTTCCAATCCTGAGTATTTTTATTTTCATATAGTACATAACCATGCTTATAGTTACCCATGTTTAGGTACAACTGAAGCTGTAATAAATGCTCTGGTTTCGGCCCCCGTAACTTTTTATACTCCTCTTGCTTGATAGTTTTCAATTCTACCGGAACAGGGTCATCGGGGAACACTATAAAGTCTATTCTACCTGATATAGGAGGGTTCTCTGTTTTAATGGAGAGTTCTCTATCTACTAGCAGCTTTACATTATTTAGATATTTTTCAAATCTTTCTTCAAACGCACCCCCGACATCGAAGATACGCTGTATTCTAGGGGGAATGTCATTCCATAGTAACATACCATTATAAGCCATATACATATATCGGTCACACTTATTGCCCAGTGTAGACGGATAGAAAACCCCGGCTCTTGGGGGAGAGTTCTTTCGTTCTAAGCCCTCTTGTATCAGCGACGTTAGCCCTAAATCAACCCTGACATCAGGAGTTTCTATGCTATTTGATTTTGATATCTGTTTAATTCCTGACATAATCTTTCCTTTATATCTTGCAATGTTTTCTCTTTTAGGTGCCACACTTCTGCAACCCCCATATCCTTCAAATCCTGATCTCTACGTGCATCTCTCTTAGCCAGATGACCAAAAGGCCCGTCTGCCTCTACTACCACATCAAGCTCTGTAAGCAAGAAGTCTACGTCATACTGCCCGAACTTAGCCTGAGCGAGATAACGCAGTCCTAATTCTTCGATACATCGCTCTATGAGCTTCTCCTGTTTAGTCCCGTGTCTGTATGGCACTAACTATTTTCTCCATACTCTCAGGATTTGCTGCGGCTACTAATCTAAGGTTATCGAACCCTTGTATGGTTTCATCTCCAAAGAAGTCACTTGTATACCACGCACCACTCTTCGTAATAAGTCCTAAGTCTAAAGCCTCTCTGAGGTAAGTTTCAGTTACATCTATCCCACCTTCAACACGGAAAGGTATCTCTACCTGTTCCCATCTAGTACCGCCGAACTTATCTTTCTGTAGTGATGTAATGATATTGAATCCTAGTCGTTTATTCTTGTTATCTTTGATATACTCGGCTCTACGTGTCTCTAGTA